ATATCAAAATCATTGATTATAAGTTTATCTCCTTCAATTAAACTTTTGAGATTAGAAGTTCCAATCTTCTTGGTACCTTTAGTCATTCTCAAACCTAATTGATTGCCTCTACCACTAAAACCCCCTCCTAAAACCTGTCCAGAGCGTCCTCGTTGCGTTACCATCATCATGTTGTCATATTCTAACTCAAATTGTAAGTTGTCCGCCACCTGTTGTCCTAGGTCGTTTATCTCTATAAGTATAAAAGAATTGTTATATGTTTTTGCCACTCTCTCTATAATACTAGGAAAGACAAGTGGTTTAATATCGTTGTTTCTATATTTAGCTACTATTTTATAAGGTGCCTGTGTAACATCTAAAATAACAAATGCTGAATAATCACTAGATATACCTCTTGATACATCAACTGTCATTACATAAATGTTTTTAGATTTTGGCATTTCATAAACATCTAATCCCCCACTTCGTTTTGGACTAGTAACTGCCATTGTTTTTATTTTACTTGCATTGATAAGTGTATCAACACTACCTAAAAACTCACACTCAAACTCAGTTTGAAATTGTGCCTCACTAGTGTTTCTTATTGTCTGTTCTTTCCATGCCTCATCACGACCTGGCACTTCACTCCAATGCACTTCTACAGGTGCATAATCATTTCGTTTATTAACAGAATCCATCCACATCTTGTAAAACATATTCATACCATGTGGTGTAGATACGATCATAACTTTTGATGTTTTACCAGATGATATTGTAGGATAAACTGAACTAAAAAATTCTTCGGCTATATTGTTGGGGACATAGGCGAACTCATCTAAGAATATTATGTTAAAGGTACTACCACGAACAGCACTAGAAGAAGTACTTGCCGCTACAATTCTACTTCCGTTTTCTAATTCGATTGAACCTTTGTTCCAGTTGAGAACGCCTTGTTGCATCCATTTTGGTAAGTGCTCGTAAGCCAATTGCAATCGCCCTAACAAATCTCTTGCCGTTGAAGATTTATTTGCTAGTATTGCAACATTCACATTATCGTTAAATAATACATAATGTAAGAGGTAGGAAACAATGATAGTTGACTTGCCACTCTGTCTAGGTAATTTACATATTGTAAACCTATTTTCGTGAAAAGTATCTACCATGCCTCTCTGAAAATCATACATCTCAAAAGGTACAAGACCTTTATCAATTGTAACAATCTTCAAATAAGTTTCTATAAAATATTTGGGGTCATCTAAACATTTTAAGACTTCTTCAATTTGCTTTTTTGAGAACCTTGATTTTGTATGACTTTTTTTTAAATTAGGGTTACCTAAATACTGGTCTACTCTATTGTTCATAGTTTGCTTTGTTCATAAATATATACATTTTTTCACCAAGTAAATTGCCACTATCATAATCAGAAGGATAATGAAAACCTGCTTGTACTCTTCCGTATCCACCTTCATTACCTGCTTTAATTAATTGTGTTTCGTGTTCTGGAAATTTACCTCCGACATACTTTGCAACTAATCTTGCTTGAGCTGCATGACCATTAGGATATGATGCCGTTTTGTTTGTTTCACTTGGTAGAGTATTAAGTGTTTTGTCTATTTCAATAGGTCTCTTTCTGTTAAACTTTTTCTTAAAATAATTAATAATAGGTGTTGCTTGTTGAATTACATCCTCAAACTCACCTTTGTGAAATATTAATCCATTTTCATCACAGTAAGTTCTGATTGCATAGAAAGGAACTCTATCGTGATTCATAACTGACTCAACATCTTTTGCTGTTCTTATAGCAACAATTCTTTTTACTTCTTTAGCCTCAGCAACATCATCTGTTGGTGGTGCAGGTAAAGTAATATTTTCTTCTAAACCTTTTCTAAAAAATTCCATTTATTTTTTCTTTTTTAATAGTTTTGTTAATTCGGTTGTTGAACCTACAAACAATGCATTAGTAACACTCTTTGGTCCTGTGTTTGGTACATCTTTAATCTTCTTTAACTTCTCTTGCAAGTCTAAAAGATTTTGAGATACTTCACTTACTGTCTTAATCAGTTGTCCTGCAACCTCATAAGCACGAGGATGTTCTCCTTCCTTTGCTATATTCAGAATACCATCAATTGCTTCGTTACCTTTTTCAATTAGTTTATAGAGATTTGCTCTACCAGTTTCAAAATCAATATCAGGATCTTTATCTGTTGGCATTACTATTTCTTTTTTTTCTTCAGCAACTTTTACCGGCATAACTTCAGCCGTAATATTTAAAACTTCATTTAATTTATCGTCAATCTCACTCATGTTAAAATCCTTTTAATTATGTGTCATCACCAGTTTCCTCGTCATAATTTTTACCATCATTAAAAAAATCAAGAACCGAGGTATATGTATATTCATCATCTTTATCAGCGTTTGCTGGATTAGTTGTAATCGTAACTCTCTCTGACCTTGAAGGATCAGAACTAGATGGATTATTATATAAATCAGCAGATACAGTTTTAATTACAGCTGTAGTTGTAATTGGTCCATATAGATATATCTTTGCTGTAAAACTTAAAGTATATGTTATTCTTCTTAAACTTGTTAATGCACCAGTATAACTATCTTCATAATTAACATTCTCTAAAATAAAGGGTATATCTCTTTTTGTATCCATTGTAGTACTTTCAATCATAGTTACTGTATAATCAGGTTGAAAATATGGAAGTATTTGTTCTATAATTTGTAAACCATCATCTGAAGTTGCAGTAAAAACATTTAACTCAAATTTTACATCATAAGGCACAGGAGAGTATTGAGTATTTAATTTTGTTGTATCAGCATTTGTTGTAACTACTCCTACTCTTTGATTTTTATTTAATTTGCGGCTAGCATCATAAGCATATCCTGTAATGTCAAATGCCATACGAGGCAAAGTAATTGCCACAGAGGAGTCATCTCCAGTTAAATCTGTATTCTGTTCTAGTCTTGCAATAAACTTTTCTTTAGGAGAATACGATAAAGGTACTCTAATATTTTGTAAAGGGTTGCCACTAGAATCTAATCGTTTAATATTAATATTATTAAAGATTGTACCAAAGGCAATTACAGTATTGCGAATTTGTTTATGATAAAAATGAGATCCAAACATTAGTATTCGTCAACCTCTCCAAATGGATTTCTTTCACTAAAGTCTAATATATCATCACCAGTTGCTGATGTATTTGTTCCTGCAGCAGTTTCAAAGGCTTGCCCTTGGTCTACTGGTTGTTGTGTTGCCATTGTAAAGCTCTCATTAATAAAGTAATTAATCGCACCAACCGAACTCTCTAATACAAATGCACCAGTTTCATTTTCTAAACTAAACTGAAACTGCATAGTATCAGTTGATAACGAATCTTCTGTAGCGTCAATAGTTGCAATGCCTGTATCAACTCTTTCAGAACTATATTCCCATTTAGTACATGATAGTTTGTAAGTTGGTAATGCACTTTGTTGATAAAATGGTTGTTCATGTTCAACAAACTGTATTTGAAAAAATGCCTTTGTTGTAGGAAAATAAACTAAGTCGCCTTCATTAGGTCTTAATGTAGTTTGTAAATCACTATTGTTTGATATTAAAGTTTCCCACCTTAATTTAGAAACAGTAAAAGTAATATCATCTCGTAACTCTAAACCAAACTTCTTGATAATTTCTTGTTCACCCATATATCCATCAGTATTATCTACATACATTTCTATGATATAAGAATCATCAAATGAGCTTGCAGGATCTTCACCAAAGATTGTATCTTTGTTGGCAATCTTTCTAGGTAAATAATAGACATCTTGGCCATAAATCTTAAGCTGTTCTATAATTAAATCTTCATATAGTCTTTGCTCAGATGTTGTGCCTGTGTCAAAATAGACATTAGTTGGCATTTAATTATCCTTGTTGCATATGGGCAGGTTCTTCGTAGTTACTTCTAATTTCTTCTTCTAACTTTTGCTGTTCAGCAATAGCAGTAGAAAATAGTTCAGGTCCGTTAAGAGTAACTCCGCCTAACATAGCAGTACCCGAAAACTTTGAAAGGTTTTGTCCCCATTGTCTTTTGATTAGTGCTGTTGTATATCTTTTTAAATATAGGTCATCAAACATATCTACACTCGTTGCAGGATCTAATTTACGAAAAACTTCAAAAATTAAATACTCTCCAGCGTCAATGTCGTTGTTCCAATCCATATCAAGAAATAGTTTGTTTGATAGATGATTAAATCTCATTGGTTTTTCTCCCACTAATATGTGGTCAATAAAATCTAAATGTTGCATTGTCATTTGATAATGTACCATACTTGTAGATGAAAAATCATACAAGTCATTTAATCTTAACTGATACTTAACATCAAATATATTTAAGTTTGAACGGTCAGACACAGGAAATACATTAACAACAGAAATTACTGTAGAAGGAACTATAAGAAAGTTATTACCTGTCTTCCATGATGTTGTAACAGAATTTTCAGTTACCGATTCAGTACTATCTGTAGTCATACGAGTAATATCAGCAGCAGTTACTAGATACTTTAAATACATTCTTTCAACACCATCAACATGATATTGTGCAAAATATTGTATAGCTTCATCTATTCTATCATCAACCTGGTCATCATCAACATTTATGTCGATTACAGGTTTACCTAATGCTCTTAAACAGTATTCTTTTAATGTTGCTTTTGTACTTGGTACGGCCATATTTTTTCCTTGTTCTACTATTTATACTTCTATGATAATACTAAGTTAAGGTTTCTTCCAACTTCAAGCCACTTGGCACCATTGTATCTAAATGTGAACAAATCACCCCTCGCTCCTGTTGTAGT